CTGACTTGCTGGAAGACCTCAACAAGTTAAAAGATAGTCTCAATAATTTATCACAGGTCACGGACACACAAGACTTATTCTTCCGTAAAGGCCAGATTGACATATTAGACTTGATTTTAAAGCGCAAAGATACGTGTGAACAAGTATACGAGGAGTTAGAGAATGAAGATTCTGAATGACTTCAAGTGTAGGAATGATCACGTTACCGAAGCGCTGAGGGATGACAGTGTAGATGCTATTGTGTGTCCACAATGTGGCATGAATGCTGTCAAAGTCTTAGCTGCACCTAGAAGCAATTTAGAAGGGTTCTCAGGAGCTTTTCCAGATGCCTATGATAGGTGGACTAGGGTAAGAGCTGAAAAGCTCAAAAAAGAGCAGAAACAGAACGTACTTTAAGTACATAACTCTGAATCTATTTTAAATTTTACATCCTTAGAACTCTACGGAGCAAGGAAAGGTTAGGTATGGCATTAATTGAAAATGAAGAACTGCATCAACAAAGCGAAATCGATGCGGAGGACTTTAAGACCGATCAGGTCACCCAACAGACTGAGCAAGATACTTTACAGGTAGCTTCTGAGATTCCCGAGAAATACAAGGGTAAGAATCTGGAAGATATTGTGCGTATGCACCAAGAGGCTGAAAAGCTCATTGGCAGGCAGGCTCAAGAAGTTGGTGAAGTACGCCGTTTAGCGGATGAGCTACTGAAGCAAAAACTCTCTCAGACACCGACAAATGCACCCACCAGAGAAGAAACAGAGATTGACTTCTTTGAAGATCCCAAGTTAGCAGTTCAGAAAGCTGTTGCTAATCATCCAGATGTGTTAGCAGCCAAACAAGCCTCTCAACAGTTTAAGCAAATGCAGACACAGACAATGCTCAACAAGAAGCATCCTGACTTTGCCGAGATTGTGAAAGACGGTGAGTTTATTGAATGGGTAAAAGGTTCTCCCTTGCGTCTTAATATGTACGCAATGGCAGATGCCAGTTACGACTTCACCGCAGCAGATGAATTACTGACTACTTTCAAACAGATTCGTACAGCTAAAACAGCTCAAACTACCGATGCAGGGAACTCTGTCCGCAAACAGAACCTGAAGGCAGCTGCTGTAGACGTTGGCGGAACTGGTGAATCGTCAAAGAAAGTATATCGCCGTGCCGACCTTATCCGGCTACGTATGACTGACCCGAATCGTTATGAAGCCTTGCAAACAGAAATCATGGCTGCATACGCTGAAGGCAGAGTTAAATAATTATTCACAACAAATATTAATTCTTAGGAGAATTTAAAATGGCTTTAGGTACTAACAACGTGACAGTGACAACCGCAGCAACCTTCATTCCTGAAGTTTGGTCTGATGAGATTATCGCTGCTTACAAGAAGAGCTTGGTCGCTGCTAACCTGATCAAGAAAATGAACTTCAAGGGCAAGAAAGGTGACACCGTTCACATTCCAGCTCCTACTCGTGGTGACGCTTCTGCTAAGGCTGCTTCGACTCAGGTTACCCTGATCGCTGCTACCGAAGGCGAGAAGACTGTCTCTATTGACCAACACTGGGAATACAGCCGTCTGATCGAAGACATCGTTGAAGCCCAAGCATTGACTAGCCTGCGTCAGTTCTACACTGATGATGCTGGTTACGCTCTGGGTAAGAAGGTTGACTCCACCATTATCCAACTGGGTCGTAAGGCCAACGGTGGTAGCGGCACTAACGCTTACACTGGTGCTTATTCTGGTGCTGACGGTACTACCGCTTACACTGGTACTGCTGGTGCTTTGACTGATGCTGCTATTCGCCGCACTATCCAGCGTCTGGATGACAACGATGTTCCTATGGATGGCCGATTCCTGATCGTTCCTCCTTCGACTCGTAACACTCTGATGGGTATCGCTCGTTTCACCGAGCAAGCCTTCGTGGGTGAGTCTGGTGCTTCTAACACCATCCGTAACGGTGAAATTGGTAACGTGTACGGTATCCCCGTCTTTGTGACTACCAACGCTGATGCTGCTACTGACGGTGACCGTATCTGCTTGATGGCTCACAAAGAGTTCGCAGTGTTGGTCGAGCAAATGGGTGTTCGCACTCAGACTCAGTACAAACAAGAATGGCTCGCTAACTTGTTCACTGCTGACGTGTTGTTCGGTTGCGATGAGTTGCGTGACTACTCCGCTGTTGCTTTGGCTGTGCCAGCGTAATAGTGTAAGTTAAATTGGTTCCCCACTCAAAAGGTGGGGAGCCTTTTTCATATGCTATCACTTTCCGATAGCTTATAAGAAAGGTAATTAACATGGCTAAATTTAAATGTAACCACTCAGGCAATGTATTTGAGTTCGTTAATGAGCATGACATCAAGACTATGCGTACTCACACTGAGTATACAGAAATAATTCCTCAAGAAGTAGAAGACCTAGTAGTAAAGCCTAAGAAGGCCTCTGCTAAGCAAGATCAGCCACTCTAACAAAGGTTAACCATCATGGCTTTTAGTAACGTTAATATAAATGATTTAATTAAATCTTATGATGCCTATGACAATCCTATTTTAAAGGATGCTCAAGGAAACGTATATAACCCTGTCTATGGTGGTGAGATGAATACTCTTCAGTCACTCAATAGAGTGAGTGATATGAATGGTGTACCGTTAACTCAATACTTTGATGCTAACGGTAATTTTATCTACGGTAATGAGAATAAAAACTACGGTACAGGTACTAACGGTATTGCTCGTGATTACGATATTAACGGGAACATGACCGAACGGGCATTCGTAAACGATCCGTGGAAAGACATTAAAGAAGCCGGTCTATTTCTTGGAAGTGCAGCTTTAGGTGCTAATGCTTTAGGAGCTGCTTTAGGGCAAGCTAGTATATTCGGTGCTGGTGCTGGTGCCGGTGCAGGCGCTACAGGCTTAACCGCTGAACAGTTAGCCACTATGAACGCATTAGGCGGTACTGAAGTAGCCGGTGGATTGACTGCGGCTGAAGCAGCCACTGCTGGATTAGGGGGTGGAGTCACAGGTGCTGGTGCAGGCTTGTTAGGTGCTACAGGTCTCACCACAGGTCAAATAGCTAACTTAGTTAAGGCAGGCGTAGGTTTGGTAGGTGCTGGCGGAGCAACTAACCTTGTTACAGGTGGTGGCGGTGGAGGCACTAACACAGGCGGTGGTGTTTACCAGTCTCCAACACAAGGTGTTCCCACAAACAGTGGTGACTATTATAGTCAACTGCAACAGTACTACACTGGCTACATGCCTAACGCTGCTCGGGATGTTGTCTCTCCTCTGAAGGATTGGTACTCTACTACTTATGGTGGAGCGCCTGTTAGCGGAGCAGCAGAAGGCAACACAGTAGCTAATACAGGTACAACCAATACTAATGCAGGTTTGTTCAATACTGGAGGCATTAAGACAGGTGTAACTACCAACACTGCCGCTAAAGCACCTACATACACAAGTGCTGACATCAATGCTTGGTTTAGGAATAACCCCGGTGCATCTGATGCTCAAGTAGTAGCAGCAATGAAGCAGTTCGGTATCAGTACAAAGCAGATTTCAGATGCTACAGGTATTAGTTTAAAAGAGATTGATACCCGATACAACAATGTGTTGAATCCAGTCACTAAGACTCAGACATCGACTGTTACAGCTAATCCGACATATACCAGTGCTGACATTAACAACTGGTTGATGAGCAATCCCGGTGCATCTGATGTCACGGTAGCTGAGACAATGAATCAGTTTGGTATTACTCCTGCTCAGATGTCAGCAGCCACAGGTATTGATTTAGGTGAGATTACACAGCGATACAATGCAGCTACAGGAGCAGCAGCAAGCACAGTTAACACTGTACAACAGCCTCAGTATAGTAGTACAGACATCAACAACTGGTTAATGAGTAATCCCAATTCCTCTGACGCTACTGTAGTTTCTGCAATGCAACAATTCGGTATCACCCCTGCTCAGATGGCTGCTGCTACAGGCATTGGCTTAGATGAGATCACACAACGGTATAACGCAGTTTTAGGACAATAATTCATGGCCTCGACAATCATTACAAAGAATAGCAGTACCTCTACTGCTGTACCCGCAGCCGGAGACTTGGTTAAGGGTGAATTGGCAGTTAACGTCACTGACAAGAAGTTATACACCAAAGACAATAGTGCTACTGTTGTCAAGGTTGTAGGCTCGTTGGGCAACCAAGAAGCTAATGCTGTGGCTATCACAGGGGGTACAGTTGCAGGTGTTGCTCAGACGGGTGGCACTATCAACAATACACCTATCGGTGCTACAACCGCTGCTGCTGTGACAGGTACTACCATTACTGCCACCACAGGCTTCTCTGGTACTTTGACAGGTAACGTCACAGGCAATACCACAGGTACTCACACAGGTGCTGTCACTGGTAACGTCACAGGCAACTTAACAGGTAACGTTACAGCCTCTACAGGTACATCTACTTTCAACAACGTAACCATTAGCGGTTCGTTGGACATGGATGCAGGTACTTCGGCTACGATCACCGGCTTGGCTACTCCTGTTAATAACAGTGATGCAGCTACCAAGATCTATGTAGACACCGCTATCAGCAACTTGGTTGATGGTGCTCCCGCTAACTTGGATACCTTGAACGAGATTGCTGCTGCTCTGAATGATGATGCTAATATTGCAACAACATTAACCAACGCTATTGCTACTAAGGTATCTAAGTCTGGTGATACCATGTCAGGTGCTCTGGCTATGGGTACTAACAAGATTACAGGCTTGGGTACACCTACAGCAGGCACAGATGCTGCTACCAAAACTTATGTCGATACAGCAGATGCCTTAAAGCTTAACTTGGCAGGCGGCACTATGTCTGGTGCTATCGCAATGGGGAGCAACAAGATTACTGGATTAGGTACTCCTACTGCTGACGGTGACGCAACTACCAAGGTTTATGTTGATGGTATCTTAGGTTCTGCTACCTCTGCTGCTACTTCAGCGGCTGCTGCTGCAACCAGTGCTACCAACGCTGCTAACTCAGCCAGCGCAGCCTCTACAAGTGCTTCTAACGCCTCTGCAAGTGCCTCCAGTGCTGCTGCAAGCTATGACAGCTTTGATGATCGCTACCTTGGCCCTAAGTCTTCAGCTCCTACTGTTGACAATGATGGTAACACATTACTGACAGGTGCTTTATACTGGAATACTACTTCTAATAGCTTGTTCGTGTGGTCTGGTTCTGCTTGGACAAGTGCAGCCTTCACAGCAGGTAGTTTTGCTACTTTGACAGGCACTGAGACACTGACCAACAAGACTATTGCCTTTGGTAGCAACACACTGACAGATGTAGCTAGTCTCAACACTGCTCAGACCTTCACAGGTACTAAGACCTTTGCAGGTACATCCTCAGCTATTGCCACAGTCCTGAACGATGCAGCAGAGGTTGCTACTGTCTCTGCCACAGCAGCTACAGGCACGATCAACTACGACATCACCACTCAATC